GTTGCATATGCCTGTATGTATTATGAACTGACTGGAATTCCTGTCCAAAAACTTATCACAATCATGGTCACACCATCAGGTGAAGTTCATGTCTATGATAAGAGAAACAAAAGTGACTACATTAAATTATTAGTGAAATATGTTAAAAACTTTATCGAAAACAGAATGGTGGTTAATGGGTAACATCGACAAAGCACTTAAAGAAAAATTTCTATGTTCATCGCAATTTGCACAGGACATAGAGAATATTGTCAAAGACGATAATTTAGGTTATATTGATGCTATCATACATTATTGTGAACAAAATGCCATTGACGTTGAATCAGTTCCCAAACTCATTC